GGGGTCTTTACCATGTAAATACTAATAATACCTTTTTCTATATATATGATACTGCTGGAACTCCAACAGGTAATGCAGGTTGGACTACCTTGCATATATACAATGGACAACAAAACACACATGGTTTAAATACTTACAACACCTTTACAAGATCAAGTCTAAGTTACACATCTCAAGGAGGAGCAAGGTTTTGGGATTTAGGAGTTACAGCATTTTCTATATCTGATGTTTGGGTAACAGTAGGATTTATAGAATGAATTATGAAGTTATAGAAATTGAAGGAATAAAGTTTTATATGGCTACAAGAACATCAGATGGAGCTATATATGAAGTGCCTTGCGTTTTAGATGCAGATGGCAATATTAATACTGATGCTACACAAACAAAGATGGAGCAACATATAAAAGAATCTGATGAATTAATAACTTATATAGGAGAATAGAATGGCAATAACATTAACAAGAACAGTACAAAGAATAGAAACATATCCAGCAATGGATGCAACTGAAGGCGAAACAACTTACCCTACACTTATGGTTGTTTACAATGATTTATTTGATGATGCTGATGATGAGCAACTACCAGTAACAGCAACTAAGGTTTTACACTTTAGCAATGGTGATGATGTATCAGGCGAAGATGAATTGGTGCAAACAATAGCTACTGCTATTTGGGCGTAAGGCATTTATCAAATGCAAATGTAGGTATAAAATTAGTAGAAATAGGAATTTATTATGGCACAACACGATTACAACATAGCTAACCAAACAGGTGCAAATTTTAGAGCAGACCTAAACAATGCTTTAGAAGCTATTGCAACTGTCAATAGTGGAGCAACAGAGCCTGCAACTACATTTGCACATCAATTATGGGTAGATACATCTAGCAGTGAATTAAAGATCAGAAATTCTGATGACAATGCTTGGATTACTACAGGGGTTAGTATTACTGGGTCTAATACATTTATTGGCAACTTAACAGGCAATGTTACTGGCAACTTAACAGGTAATGTTACAGGTAATGTTACTGGAGACTTAACAGGTAATGCTGATTCTGCTGATACCTTAAGTACAGCTAGAACTATATCTTTATCAGGTGATGTAGTAGGTTCAGTATCTTTTGATGGTAGTTCTAATATAGACATAGATACAGTTGTTCAAATTAATTCTATTACCTTAGGAACTGATACAACTGGTGATTATGTTGAGTCTATGTCAGGTAGTACTGGCGTAACAGTAACAGGTGGAACTGGAGAAGGTTCTACTCCTAGTATTGCTATAGGACAAGCTGTAGCTACAACAGATAATGTTACTTTTAATAAAGTTACTGCATCTAATGAATTTATTGGTGATATTGATGGTGCTGTTAGATTTACAGCGAAAACAACTGAAGATTTATCTAAAGGAGATGTTGTTTATGTTTCAGGGATATCAGGCAACACCGCTACAGTAAGCAAGGCTAAAGCTGATGATGCTTCTAAAATGCCTGCATTTGGTCTAGCGATAGAAGATGCTAATGCTAATAACAATTTACAAATAGTTACACTTGGTAACTTAATGGATATAGATACGTCTAATTTTTCAGAAGGGCAAATTTTATATGTATCTACAACAGCAGGTGAATATACAACCACAATTCCAAGTGGAGAGTCATCACAAATACAAAACATAGGTAAGGTATTAAGAAGTCATGCTGTTAATGGTGCTATTAAGGTTGGTGGTGCTGGTAGAAGTAACGCTACCCCTAACCTAGATAATGGTAAAATATTTATAGGTAATGGTTCTAATCAATCAACTACTGCAACTTTAGATACTTCTATTGTTGTTGAGAATACTAACCTTTACTATACTCAATCAAGATTTGATTCTGCTTTTACAGCCAAATCGACATCAGACCTTTCAGAAGGCACAAATTTATACTATACAACAGCAAGGGCAAATACAGATTTTGATACAAGACTTGCAACCAAAGACACTGGAAATCTAGCAGAAGGTTCTAATCTTTACTATACAGATGCTAGGTCTTATACAGCTTTTGACACTAGATTAGCTACAAAAGATACAGATGATCTTTCAGAAGGTACTAATCTTTATTACACTCAGGCAAGGTTTGATTCTGCTTTTGGTAATAAAACAACTGCTGATTTAACTGAAAACACAAATTTATACTATACAGATACAAGGGCAAATTCAGCTATAGATGCAAGAGTCACTAAAGCATTTGTTGATGCTCTTAATGTTCAAGCAGCAAGCGTAGATGCCAATTCAGTAACACTTGGAACAGACACTGTTGGTAATTACATACAAACTATTACAGGAACTGCTAACAAGATCACTGTATTAGGAAGTGGCAGTGAAACAGCAGACGTAACACTATCATTACCTGATGATGTGCAAATTGCTGATAGCTTAACAGTAGCAGGTAATTTAACTGTTAATGGCACTCTAACCTCATTAGACACAACCAATTTAGATATAGAAGATAACCTATTCCAGCTTAATGCTGGCCTTACAGGAAGTCCTGTTAATGATTCAGGTATGCTTATTAATCGTGGCAATCAAGACAATGGCATCATTATGTGGGATGAGTCAGTTGATAAATTTACAATGGGTCTTACTACAGCAGATGGCAGTGCTACAGGAAACATAACACTTAACTCACTAGGAACTTTAGTTGTTAATGTAGAAGGTAACTTAACAGGTAATGTTACTGGAACTGTATCTAGTCTATCTAACCATGATACTGCTGATCTAACTGAAGGCAGTAACCTTTATTACACTGATGCTAGAGCACAAGCTGTTTCTATTAACAATGTTGTAGAAGATACAACTCCTCAACTTGGTGGGAATTTAGCATCTAATGGCAATGACATCTTATTTGCTGATAACGACAAAGCTATCTTTGGAGCAGGTTCAGATTTACAGATTTATCATACTGGTTCTGTAAGTGTTATAGCTGATGAAGGTACAGGAAATCTTTTAATAAGAGGTTCAGATTTAAGATTACAAAATGCAGCAGGTTCAAATAATTATTTTAAGGCTACAGATGGTGGTGCTATTGAATTATTTAATGCAGGTTCAACAAAACTAGCCACAACCTCAACAGGCATAGACGTAACAGGTACAGCCACAATGGATGGTTTGACTGTTGATGGTAATGCTGATATTAGTGGCACTATTACCTCAGGAGCTAATAATGGAGCCATTAAAGAAATAGGAAGTGATTTATCTTTAGTACAGGGTGTTGTTGGCCTTAGAATAAATGATGCAGCTTCAGCAATCTCACCAACTACAGCAAGTGCTAATAATGATAATGCTGTTGATTTGGGTGTTAGTAATATTAGGTTTAAAGATATTTATTTATCAGGAAAACTAACCAATGATGGAAGTGGTGGAATTTCAGTAGACACTTCAGGCAATGTTGGAATTGGAACTAGTAGTCCAGCCTTACAATCAGGTGGTACTGGACTTCATGTAAATGGTAGCTCTTATTCTGAAATTAAATTTACAAATTCATCAACAGGAACAGCAGCTACAGATGGTACTGCTTTAGTAACTAATAGTTTAGATTTTGGAATTAACAATAGAGAAGCAGGTAAACTTACTTTTGGGACTAGTAATTCTACTAGAATGACCATTGATTCTTCAGGAAATGTTGGAATTGGAATGAGTAATCCAGCAGACTACAATTTTGATACTGGTGTAAATTTAGTTGTTGGAAGCTCTAGCACAAATGGTCAAATACAGGTTTTATCAGGAACAAGTGGTATAGGTTATTTAGCTTTTGCTGATGGAGTAACTGGAGCAGAAAACTACAGAGGTCTTATTCAGTATCATCATGGAAGTAATTACATGGGTTTAAGAACCAATGGTAATGAACGCATGAGAATAGACTCATCAGGCAATGTTGGAATTGGTGGGAGTCCTACAGCAAAACTTGATGTGATTGGAGATGGTACTTGGATAAGACATTCGGGCTATGGTCAACTTCTTGATATGGGTAACTGGACAGATGGATTGGTAAGAATAGAAAGTACAGGTGCTCCAATGTATATAAGAGCATCAGGTTCTAACTATATAGCCTTAGACACAAATTCTGTAGAACGCATGAGAATTACTGCTGCTGGAGATTTGCAATTAAATTCAGGTGCGGTTAATAAAGGATATATACAATTAAGTACACAATCTAATCTTTATGCAATCATGGGTGGCAATTATTGGGGTTATTTGGGTTATAAAACTGGTGGTTATCATAGATGGTTTGGTTCTGATACTTCGGAGCACATGAGACTGGATTCTTCAGGCAACTTGCTTGTGGGTACTACAAATAATGCACCTGTATCTAATAATGTGGCAGGTGTTTCAATTAGAAACTTTGGAGAAGTTCAGTCAAGTGTTGATGGTGCTGCTGCTTTATATCTAAATAGAAAAACCAGTGATGGCGATATTGCAGTATTTAGAAAAGATGGCTCAACAGTTGGAACTATTGGTAGCGAAGGTGGAGATTCATTGTATGTTGAAGCTAATAATTGTGGTTTAAGATATTCTATTAGTAATAGAATTATGCCCTGCGGTACTGGTGGTTCAGGTAGAGACAATGTTATAGATTTAGGTTCTACAGGAGCTAGATTTGATGACATCTACGCTACCAATGGAACTATTCAAACTTCAGACAGGAATGAGAAACAAGATATAGAAGCTCTAACAGATGCAGAAACAAGAGTTGCTGTTGCAGCTAAAGGACTATTAAGAAAGTTCAGGTGGATAGATTCTGTTGAAGAAAAAGGTGATGAAGCTAGAATCCACTTTGGAATCATAGCTCAAGACTTACAAGATGCTTTTACTGCTGAAGGATTAGATGCAGGTGATTATGCTATGTTTATTAGCGACAATTGGACTAATGATGACGGAGTAGAACAAACAAGATTAGGAGTACGTTATAGCGAACTTTTAGCATTTATTATTGCTAGCCTTTAAGGTAACAGTATATAATTTAATTTTAATAAACTTATAGGAGAGACTAATGAGTAACGAAGAAAATAAGATGGAAAACCAAGAACCAGTAATCATTACATTTAATGATGTTGAATACAGAGCTGCTGATCTAAATGAAGATCAAATGGCTATAGCTGCAAAGCTAAATGTAGCTGGTAAGAAATTAGCTAGACTTCAAGAAGCCTATGATGACTATGTAATCACAAATGAATATAAAAACATTTGTATTGAGTCATTTGATAGAGCTGTCAACACCGAAGAAGCTGAGGTAGTAGAGGAAGAATAATGCCTGCTCGTAAGACTGCTAATGATGTACATTCAGACCTAAGAGTCCATGAGAAAATGTGCGAAGAACGCTGGAAAACTATTTATAGAAAAACTGATGACTTACAAGCATCAGTCAATAGTATGAAGGGTTGGTTATTAGCAGGTCTTACAACAATAATAATTAGTATGTTTACTCTAGTCCTTAGAGGTTTAATTTAATTTTAATTAATATATGATAGACAAACTTATCGAACCAGTCAGTAACATACTTGATAAATTTGTTGCTGATAAAGATTTAAAAACAAAACTGTCTCATGAACTTGAGAAGGAAATAATTTCGCTTAATAAAGCACAATTGGAAGTAAACAAAGTTGAAGCAGCACACAATAATGTATTTGTCGCAGGGTGGAGGCCTTTTATTGGCTGGGCATGTGGTGTTTCACTCGCTTATCATTTTATTGTAGAACCCATTATTCAATACACCCTTATAGTCAACAATATTGACTACAACACACCTGAATTTGATTTTAGTCAGCTATCAACAATTGTTATGGCAATGCTAGGAATGAGTGGTCTAAGAACTTACGAAAAAATTAAAAAATGAATGAGTTAGCTAAGGTTGATGATAAGTCAACTTTAAATATCTCCCTTAGTTATTTGTTGCAAATAATAAGTGTTATTGCTTTAGCTGTTTGGGGTTATGCTATTACTAAGGAAGCAATAGATTTAAACGACAGAGAGATACAAAACCTAAGAGCCAATCAAAACAAATACATATTTCCTGATATTAGGGTCTTAGAAGAACAGGTGATAGAATTAGAAAAGCAAGTTTTAATCTTACAAACAGAATTAGATTTACATAAAAAACAAAATGGAAATAATAAATAAAATAAAAAACACAGAGTTCTATCAAAACTGGGCAAAAGCATTTGCTATATGTTATCCAATGATGGTTGAAGGTGATTTATCAGCATTGACCTTTACACATTTTTGGAAAGCTAATGTTACTGGTATTATTGCAGCTACCTTAGCTTCATTAACCAAGAAGTCTTGGTATCAAATTTTTATGCAACATAAATATGCACCAGCAATTATTTTAGGTGTCTGCACATTTGTTGCAGATTTATTAGTTCATCCAACTCACTTTGGAGCATTTTGGAATGAGGCTCTAGCAACAGGAGTTGGTGCTAGTTTACTATCAGCATTTTTTATCTATAAACCATTAGGAAAATAATATGACAGATAAAATAAGAGAGATGCTGGTTAAACATGAAGGCTTACGAACCTTTCCCTACAAATGTTCTGAAGATAAATTAACAATTGGTATAGGTAGAAACCTAGAAGCAAATGGCATAACAGAAGACGAAGCTATGTATCTACTTGATAACGATATTAAAAGAGTCATAGAGAGCCTAGACAAGCACTGGCATGTTTGGCGTTC